AGTCAGAGTGGCAACCTTATTAGAGGAAACCGAGACATCAATAGGGTCAGTGTCTGCAATAGCCGCAGAGGACTTAAACCAGAAATTAAAGAAGTCGTTGGTTGCACTAAGGATAATGGATTCATCAGAGATGACCCCTAGGCGATTACGATAGAAGAAGATGTCATTGATCTTCCTACCAATAAACGAAGGATCAGGGTTAGTGTCTTCATTACCGGAGCCCCTATCAACCCACGGGAGCTTCTTAAGAAGAAAACTTCCATCCTCCTGCCTAACAATAGCATGAGGCATATTCTTAGGGTTGATCTTAGTGGGAATCCTAGGTGCTACAGTTTCCTTCCACACCTTATGCTTGTCGTCCCACTTTACATAGAAGTCGTCCTCTTCGGAATTCTTTTCTCCAGACACCTGCATGATGTAATCCTCAGGCGCAATCGGAGGGAGCTTATTAACAGACGTAACCTTACCCATGTAAGCAAAAGCGTTCTGGTTACCAAAGCCGTCCTTAACGAGGACATTAGGAGGATCCCACCCAGACTTAGACTGAATCGTAATAACAGAGTCGCCAACTAGACCTACGTTATAGGAACTCATGCTTGCACTAGACCTAGAGTAACCCAGAGACGTTCTACCACCAATCTGATTCAACAGGTCATCATAGGTACCACCAACGTCAGGATTGCCACCATCAGGTTTCTTACCAGTACTAAGAAGTGCATACAAGGCTCTTGCAATAAAGGCAGTAGTAGTCTGCAAAGCCTGCCTAGCTTCACCACCATCAGGGGTAGTAACGCCGCACATATACGTACCATCGACATAAATGGCGTAAGTCTTAGCATACTGGGCATTCTTGATGTACACTAGAGCAGTATTCTTTTTACCCGATGGGGACGTTCCTTCTACAGCGTCTACCACCTTTTCAGTGTTCAAGACAAAGGTGTAGTCAGCAACAGTAACTGCCTTTAGTTTGCCCTTAGGATCACTAGTGGTAATGTACTGTTTTGACTCATCATCTTCAAACGTGCATGTCCTAGGCTCACCATTAAGATCAAAAATCTGATACTCCCCAGAGCCAATCTGGAGAATGTACTTTTCCTGTTCGTCTCTATTGATTACATGATACTTCTTCTTTGTAGCATCAACATGGTCAGACAAACGTTTAATTGCAAGAGTCGGAGG